TGTGCCATCAGAAGCCAAATCAAGAGAATTGGAATAGTCATTAATATCAACCATAATTGGCATACTCCAAACTTCCTTTTTAATAAAGTTTATCACTACAAACTTGACATTTCTAACAATCCACGTCTTTAATGTAGCCCCGAGGGCCTCATCATAACTATCAATTGCTGCAATCAAGGTTTCAGCGGCAACAGACAGACAGTCATCAAAGAAATGAAAAGGGAGGTTTCTACTCCAACAAAGATTGAAGGCAATTCCCCTGACATAAGGAAGGTGTTCAAGGATGAGGGCTTGTCGAGTAGGCATCTGGTTGCCCCCTCTCTACGAAACTACCTTGCCAATTTTGGATGCCATTTCAAGTAATTTGTTTTGATCAAACCCATTCGATGCCTTGGCCTGAGTGTTCTTGTCCACAGATCTGGCAAGAGTGTAGCCGGTATAGGAAGTCATAAAAGCCCCCCAAAGAGTTGCCCCCTGCCACAAGATCATGCTTGTAATTAACTTCAATAGTTCCGTGTCAACCTTCAACCAAGCCATAATACAGACAAGCAGAGGGGTTCCAATTGTATAACCAACACTTGTCTTACCAAGCAAAGTCATCATCTTGGGTCTGGCCTGCCGGACAACAGGATCATCACTCAGTAAAGCCGTCTTGATAACATCACGGCCCCCGGCCACATCATCATAATCAAGCTTCTTTTCCTTGTACCCTAACTCGGCCAAACCAAGCTTTGTATCAGAAGCAATCCTTTGTTGCTCAATCTGCTGCTCTGGAGACAAGGGTTGTTTTGCAACCTCTCCCATGCCTTCAGTGACTTGAGAAATACCAGACTTGATCTTGTCCCCTGCACTGCCCCCAATCATTTCCGCTATTGCCGAGGCTCCGCTCAATACAGGTCCTAGTCCGGGAATAAATCCGGCAGCAACTTTTCCGGCTGCCCCTAATGCTTTCAAAATGTCAAAGCTCATGATGGTTTCTCCTTTCAACTAAATCAGTCTTGGTTTCTCCATGAATATTTATCTCCAACACACTTTCCATTTTTCTTGCTTCTTCCCAACTTCTTGCTATTATAATTTCCCGCCCGTCTGCCAAAGAAATATTTCCTGGAGCATTCCCATGTCCACAACAAGATGCTACAGTAATCAAATCATTATCATTAAGACACCTTACAATAGAAACCATACATCGATCTATACCCACAAGTTTCTTGTATGCCTTTCCCGTATGGCTCAAATGAGCAGGGATAGTCAACCCCATCGCAACTATATCGCCCCACTTACACATTTTTCTCCTCCCCCCCCTTCCTTTCCTATGAATGCCGACCAACCAGAGAAGCCTTTTTATTCTTACTAACTATCGTCTTCTCATCACAACCAATGCAATCAAAATCAAAATTACCTCTTGCTGCTACATCAAGGCACGTATCATAATTTTCGCAGTTATATTTTCTCAATCTTTCTCCTCTCTTTATCCTTTCCACTACCTCAAAGGCAGGGAAATTCCCGGCCTTCTTCTCCGTTGTCCGATCACCTCATACCCAACTATTTGATCCTGATCCCATATCTCGATTACCTGTTCCCCTTCCCTTACATTGACCGGGGGCTCTGGCCTGACATCTCTTGGCCTATCATAATCAACAACAGAAATACGGGGCTCAACCTTCAATTGTGGCATCTCATCTTCCAATGCATATCGGATCTCATCAATATGATGATTATTTTCATCTGCTGGAATATTAGTCGTCTCCCCAGTCCGCAACTTCTTCCACTGATACTGCTGGAACTCGTTTATGGTCTCTTGACAATTTCGGTCAATAACAATCTCATGCTGCTGAAGGAATTGAATGCCATGATGGACCGAGTCTTTGCCCTTCTTTGCCCCTATTGCATTAATCCCGTGATTGCGCAACTCCTGAATTGACTTTGGCTCTGCCGAATCACAAACAACAAACTCCTTCCCAACAACAGGAGACAACCATTCAGCAATCATCGGATTTGTATATCCGTACTCATGCATCTCTTCAAAAATATAGATTTTTTTCCTCATCTTATCGTAATGCAAACGATTGAAGGCAGAGGGATCTTCTGCAAAGCCAAAATCCAAACCATTCTTAATGTTATCGAAAATAGAGATCATACTGGAAAGGTCTTCAATCTTCCAATTGGTAAAGATAACCCCGCCAATTACTCCCCATCTACCTAGGGCATAAACATCATAATGATATTGGCTTTTCTGACTTACAAGCAAATCACGGTCTGCCTGTTCCAGAAAACGGTTATCTTCATGTGTGGTATGCAAAATCAAAAGGCCATCATCATGGTAGACCCGATCTCCCTCATGAAAACGGCCTTTGAAATATTCCTCGTGAATCCAGTGAGATTGCAATATTGGGTTGAACAACAATGTCAACCGTTTGGGTTTCTCAGTCTTTCCTCTCAGCCTGATTTGAAGTTGCCTGATGTCATCTTGCCTTGTCTCCGTTGCCTCCTCAACAACAACATCGGTAATAACCCCCTTCTGAGGCAAAACGGATTTTAACTTTTGAACATCGTCTAACCCTTCAAACAACGTCTGATAACCATTTGCACATGTGATAGTCATTTCAGATTCATTGATTTTGAAAAAAGACTTGATATTCCAAGCATTAATAATTTGCTTGACCTGGTTGAAAGTAGATGTGCGAGAGGTGCGGGCAACATTTCTAACAATCAGATAATTGCGCCCGCCTTTGAGAAGATCCCTAACTGTCCTTTGGCCAACGATAAAAGCGGACTTTCCAGCAGAGGCACCGCCAAAGAAGATTTGTATTCGAGTGTTATCTTCTAAATACGGAAGATATACCTCATTGAAAACCTTTCTATCAATATTTATATTAAATTCCTGAATTTTTTGTTCTGCCACTGAAAAACAACCTTTATATTTGCCTTACAATCAATGATCTTACCCCACCTAATACTAACCTATGCAAAAAGAATTTTAACCCCTTAAATCCCCTATGTAAAGTATTGATATCATTAACAAATTCAACCCTACCCCTTTTTTCTTAATTCTAACATGTCAAATAGAAAAATATATTCAATAATATCAATATGTTATACCCTTTCCTTTTTACTTTTTTCTCTATGTTCTCTTGTTTTCCTTTTTTTATCTGCCCATTCTGTCATACAACTCATTTCAATGACAAGAATACTTTGCCACCGGGTCTGCATCAATAGCAAGGTTCCCATTCAACTGACGAATCTCTGATACTGCCAAGAAGAGTTCATTGTCTTTGTTATCTTTAACGATTTCTCCCGTGGGTTCAAAAAGTCGAAAACAATCCCCCTTCTTTAAACTTTCAAATCCGCACTCAACCCACTTCCCATCAATTACCTTTTCGGCCTTTCTAAATGATGTTTCCATTTTAATCCTCCTCTACCCACCCAACATTGATCTGCACTGGGGCATTGAAGTTGAATTTGCCCCCACCTCCTTGCTCATTATCTTTTTCAAACATCCCCAGGTGCCGGGCCAGGGAGTCGAGGGTTTCTCTCTTGTTCGGGAATTTTATATCTTGCAAAAACATTTCTGTTGTTTTCTCCCCCTGTTTAGAAGTAGATGTAGATTTGCTTTTCATGTTCTTAAAACTCTGAATAGCATACAGGGCATTCTTAGGGATTTGACTCAAAGGTTTTAAATTGCCCTCCTCATCATAGATATCATCCAAGTGAAATTCAATCAACCGTTTGTATCTTTCCAATACCCATTCCTGAGTAACCTCTGCCTTGGCTTGCAACTTGTCACGTCCCTTTTGAACAGCTTGCTGGACCTTATAATTGCTTAACAATATCGAACCTGCCACTTCAGGAGCTTTGTTTGAATACCCCGCCCTGATAGCAGCCTGTGTCGCATTCAAATCCTTCAGGTACTCATCAACAAACCGAGCCTGCTTTGGGGTTAACTTCCCATTGCCCCCTCTCCCATTCCCCCCGTTGTTGTTGGAAACAGTTATCGTTTTAGTCTTTGAAGTGTTATTAACAGGCTTCTTATTGTTGGGTGCATTGGGCGGGACAGTGCGTCTAAAGCGTGGCATATGTATTATGTGAATCCTTTGTTAAAGGTTCCCTGCAGTCCCTATTTAAATATATTTTGGGGAAAAAATAAAGGGAAAATAAAGATTTTCTTAAAAAAAATAGAGGGGGTCTGTAACTTATTGAAATCATTGTAAT